AGACCCAAGCTGTATCCACCCTTCGATAGGTGCAATCAACATACGTCTTGTACCACCAACAAATGTTTCAAGATAGTCCTCAGTAGATTCATGTATATAAGTATCAGTATCTCCACCACCATCAAGATATAATTTCTGTGTAGCCCCAATTGATACTGTTGAGTCAAATTGTGCTGTGCCGTCTACGTGAAGAGAATCAGAAGTAATTGAAACCGCAAGGGAATCACCGTCTCCATCGAATACTCTACCATTCGCATTAGGTATATGAAGTAATTGATCGTATGTATCTGCTGGTGATTGATTAGTTAAGTCAGTCTGTCCGAGCAATAACCCAAATAATAATAATGGTATTAATTTCCTCATGTTAATCTCCTATTTTATCCCAAGTCCGATTTTCTTCGTCATACTTGGAGGTTGTTGTTGACCATGTTTGACCTGTATCATCCATAGCCTTAATTAGTGTATTAATTGATGCTCCCGATCCTCCCATATCCTCAAGAGCAAGTTTGAATCGTGTATTTAAAGACGTTCCACTATCCCCGATTGAGTAAAGAAATTCTCTTAACATCTTATTCATCGAACCGGAATAGCCTAACGATTCAAGGGCATCCTTCATTAGTTTGTGTAACGACATTGTCGGGTTATTTGCCGGAACAATATCTGCAAAGTATTCTCTTAGTATTGAATTTCTACTCATAATTACCTCAAGTGATTAGCCTGTTGTCCCCACGCCACCTTTGGCTTTGGAGTTTTCCAATCCTCCCCATACCTTAAAATTAAATATTTTTCTATATCATTTGGCACGTTCCATTCAACCCCTCTCCATTCAAACTTCCCACGTGGAAAGAATAGATCATACGGTTGAACCGCAACACCAAAATCATTATAATTGATTAATTCATCATTTTCACGATAAAAATAATAAATATCAAATATCACATCATCTTTTATGAAAGCGTGTTGATAAACCCTATCTGAATCCATTATTCTATGTAAATGAAAACCATTCGCAATAAACAGATTCACATCTACTGGTTGAGTTGTCTCAACGTCAAGGTCAGTATCCCACTCAATAAAATCTCGTTCACGATATAAACCCAACATTGTACCGGAAGCCAACCAGTAATCTTCCATCAATGAACAACCTTCTTTTAATATGTTGAAAGCGTTAGACTTCATAATTTCTTCGGATCAAACCATTTCTTAAATACTTGATCGTCAAAATCCTTATGTAGATGATTGCACCATGTATCGGTATCAACAAACGCCTGATAACCCAAGTCGTAAGCGTCTTTGTGAAAAAGAAAATCTGTGAATTGTTGTTCAATTCCGCCATGTTGAATCTTGAATTTAATTTGTTCCATGACTTCACGTTTAATCAACAAACAACCCATGCCAGCAGAGAAGACTCTTACCGCACCCCTTTGAGGCAAGGCATCCTCAAGTTCCCATAGTCTTGATTTAATGCCAAAGATTCCCCAAACTGTAGGAATTTGTTTTTGTCTAACAACAATCACTCCCGTATGTCCGGAATCTAAAGACTGTTTGACTGCATCCCCTATTTGACCCCTTTTATTTGGTAATGAACGTATATCAAACTTCTGATATTCTTGAGCGGTAATCATATACATTGCTGAGATAATATCTTTATCTTCTGAAATCAATTTAGTCAAAGTATTTTCCGGAGGAATTGTATCGGTTTCCAAATTCATATAATGGGTACAGTCTGATTTTAAGAATTGTTCTCTAATATAATTCTGTTTGTTACAGAGAATCTGAATACCTTTCTCATCATCAGCGGGTTTGTACCAATGAGTTTTATATTTTCTAAATCCCCACGGTTTTACTTTTCCATTCCAAGACACCAAGACTTCTGTTTCAATTCCGGCATCAGAGGCATGACGAATCATGCCCCTTAATGCCTTATCAAAAGTCTCTCGACAATATGCATGTCCGGGATGTGCAGTAATCCCAATGAAGACTTTAGGATGTTTTGGTATGAACCTCAACGCCCCATCCGTCAACGATTTCTGCAACACCACCAAAGAATGAACCAATGATATACTTACGTAAGTATCTTGGATCGTCCCATTCTTTGATTCGGAACATATCACCTGAATAACCATAACCCAATGCACCTTGTGTGAATACACCGGCTTTTACCGCATTGGAAGCCTCGGTAAATTCAGGAGAACTGTGTAATTTAATACCTGCAATTTGTCCGACAAATCCGTTGCGTAGTCCTTCGTCTTGTGTTAATCCACCAGCATAATTAGTGGTTGTAACAAGATCATTTGAAAGACCATAAGTACCCCAAAGCTGAGATGGGTAGAATACACCGTTCGGAAGACCGGGTGCGGAGTTCTCTTTCAAGCTTTCAAGAGCTGAGAACAAATTATCTACTGTCAAACCAACTGTGGAAGTACCAACAGCATTGCTGAAGTTATCAAAAGCTGCATTTAACAAACTATCAACCTTACCCGCAAGAGCAGCACCAACTAATTGACCAACACCATCTGAAATGGAGTCAGCATTAGAAAGTTCAGCCTCGTCATAGATAGGTACATTAATACTATACATATCATGGGTAGCAGTTTTCTTGTTTGAAGTTAATGCAGATTCAGGAGTTACAGTTCCCTCGGCAGTTGCAGCAACATCAGCACTCTGTACTTTATGAGTTCCTGTGTTGTATGCAATCCAATTAGTAGTATCACCAGCAGGTGATCCTTTAACCGAAACGAGAGGGAGAGTAACACCATGTTCATCAAATGCTATAATAGCATCTGCAAGGATTACGTCAAGTAGCCCACCTTGGAAATAGGCAGCGTTGCCACTTTCACCTATAGCAGCCATATCTTATTTCTCCTTCTTTCCAAATAGTCGTTCATACTGACCGGGTTTGTATCGAACAGATACAGATGTTCTTCTCGGAATACTGTCCTTGCCCGTCAAAGCACCAACCGCATCACCAGTAGAGATTTCCTCTACACCATCATAAAGATATTTTCTTGAACCATCTTTCATAACAGCCATAGACAACCGTCCCTCAGTATCAGGATTCCAACCATTAAAATTAGTTGGAGTCTTATCTACCGAGGCGATTTGTGAATGATCTACGGATTTTTGAGAAGGCTTTTTCATCAATTTCGCCCTTACTATATGCCTTTGCTGCTTCCGGAAGTGTTGAGTATCCACCCATATCACCCGGTTGCGAAGTATCGACATTTGGAATAGTAGTTTTTGTATTTTTGTTAATGTGTGCTTCAAGTTTATCCAACTCGAGTCCACCATATAAATCCCGATCATCTTCCGGCAGTTTATCTATTAACGATTTGCGTCGGTCTGCCTTGTATTGATCCCATTCATTCGCCTTTGTAGTAACAGCTTCAAGTTTCTGAGTTGTTTCATCAAGAAGAGTTTTATATTCTCCCTGTTTTTCTAACTCTTTCTTTCTTGCCGCTTCTTTGTCAGATTCCATTTTTGCAATCTTATCCTTAAACGATTTGAGTTCGTCGTTGACTTCCTTAAATCGGGAATAAGGAATGTCAGCGGGTTTATTAACGTCTTCCACGACTGTCTCCGTTTTAACGTCTGGAGTTTCGACTGTTGTTTCACTCATGTTTACCTCTTTTGTGAGTTGCTATTTTCCGATGATGATAGTTTTAGTATCTTCAACGGCTTTCAAATTTTTTTCTATTTGTTTATCGAGTTCCCTCATAATATATCTCTCGATATCCGATGCAAGTGGTTTTTTATCTTTTAGAATCTCTCTGCCTTGCCTTGCGTTCCATTGAACCTTCTCTGCATCTGTTCCACTCCATCCTATCACAACCCCATTAGGCGTTGCAGTACGAACCTGTAAATTCCTCATCATATCCCCTGTTAATGTGAGGTCAGGTTTTGTGCTTTTAGATGATTGTCTTTTAAATTTTCCATCCCTCTTGGCTTTAGCATACTTAGATGAATAAGAGCCAAACCCCTTGCCATCAACATCCAGTTTCTTCTTTTGTGTATGTACTCTGATTTTGTCAGAGACTTCATCCCCGATTCTCTTCCACCAAGAAGGTTTTAAGTTTGGTATAGTTTGTAATTTCTTAGCCAATTTTCTCTCTAAATGTTTGGGGGCTTCGCCATTTACCCTCTTTTTGTTTTCCAGCAATTACCTTATTTGCATTGCTCGTCTCTGTTAATTTCTTAGATGAGGTTGTCTCTCTCGCCCAACGATGTCTACAGTTGAATCCTCCACCATCAACAAAAGCACCCGGAAACTGTGAGTCTATTTCTTCACGAGTCAATGCTCCAACCCCTACCATCTCTAAACAAATATCTCTTGTCTTCTCATCAACGACACCAAGATATACATACTTAGCCTCAGGAGGATCATAGTTAGCCATCTCAGCAGTTACATTTCTTTCAAACGTATTTAATGCGGTATTTGCAAGGGTCTCAGCTTGGTCGGCTCTTAATACCCCTCCCGAACCATTCAATATTCCGTTAGCTATTTCTTTCTCACTTATACCAGCAACAACACCCTTAGCGAGTTCTTTTCTAATGTTCTCACCCATCATTCCAGCTTGTCGCATGAATGTAGCACGATCCATTTCTACCAAAGCGGTTAATGCTTCGTTGGTAATCGTTCCTGTCATTTCCATACCTGACAATACTTTTTCATAGGTCAACATTAATTTATCTATATCCCCTTGTAATCCGAGCTGATTGAGAATAACATCTTGCATATCCATTGATTGCAATATCAAGAGTATTTCTTCTCTACTCATTCCCCTGTTTCTAAGAATCACAACTTGCTCAACGAGGGATTCTTGTACCTTGCGAATTGCTCCGCTGAATTGTACAGATGGATCAGGCAATTGGCTTCCTCAATGCCTGTAATAATGGTGATGGTTGTGCTTCGTCTATTTCACCCAACTTCACTTGTAATTCTTCTTCTGTAATATCGGGATTCATTGCTTTGAAATAATCTTCTCTTGTGGCAAGTTTATTCTTAAACTTCCAATCCCAATCTTCTCTATCTTCTTTTGCACTCTTTGGGAATCCTATTTCTTTAAAATCTACTTGAAAAGCATCTCCAAGTTTCTTTCCTGTGTGTGCTTCTATAATAGCTTGGTCTACTTTATAACGGTCTTTCTCCCACTCCCTGAATAATTCTGTGTCTGATTCTCTTACTTGTAGGTTCTCAAGTTCCAATATCTTCAATGCTTCACCTGATGCTGGATTACCTGAATCATCCCATCGAACTCTTAAATGATGATTGATAGCGGTAAGGTCAGCAAATGAACGCACTACAGAAACCATCTTTTCTAAATCTCCCGGAGAACCAACAAACCTAAAATCTGAACCCTCTCCAAGTTGCATGACTTTATCTATACCAAGTTTTAATGAGGATTCTGTCTGCAGTCCTGTTACTACGGGTTGACCAAATCCAAATCTTTCAGCAAGAGCAATCTCAGTCTGTGCAATCCCTATTTGAATGGATGTTCGTATTACATCACTTGCATCCGATTGATGTTCAACAAATGTAAAAGGTAAGACTCCATACGGATTAATATTTCCTTCATTAATAGGAATAATTCTTCCGCTTTGATCGTATTTATAATGCAGTCCAGGTTCACCGTCTCTTTCTGCTGACCAAAATACATACTCTCTATTATTACCCTTCCTTGCAATCTCATAACTTATTCCAAAAGGTTCAAATTCTCCCTCTTTATAGTACTTCTTATATTGAGGAATAATCATGTATTCGAGTCTTTGTCTACGCTCATTCCATGCGGTTCTAAATGCACAATCTTTAAGTAGCCATGCTAACTCAGAGAATTCCTGTGCTTTCCTGTCAAGCTTTTCTGAAAGAACCTGATAATCTTCATTAATTTCACCATTAATAAATCTTTGTGGTTTTGATTTATAAATTAAATTACGAGCCTTAGCAAACCTCCCCACAATGCGAGTAGGGAATACCGGCACTTGATTTAACGTGGCTTTAGAAAACCATTGTTCTATATGCCTATCCACTTCGTTATGATAATAGAAGTCTAACGCTACCGACCTCTCTGCTTCCTTGTTACTTGCAATTGCTTCTATAGACTTCCTGACTGATTCCATTACAATATCAGTCGAATATTCGGGTATTACAACATTGTTCACACTACGCATAGTAAATTCCATCTCTTCTTGGCGGTTGATATATCTTCTTCATTATCTTCTTGTTCACCCTCGCCCCATACCAATATAAATAAATGAATAATAAATTAAATGCAAGACTTACCCCGAGTATTATCCCCATTGAACACTCCTTGCCACTTGTTTGACTAATGGATACTTGTATATTACCATGTAACTTGCAGCGTCAAATGCGTGAGTTCTTGCTGGATCAGTAATTTGATCTAATACCCCTTTTTTCCATACCATCAATTCATTATCTGCAATTAATTCCGCACACTTCGGATCGATTGTGATTCTATCTTGCAGCAATAATCTATTCCAAGCATTAACTCTTTCTTTCACCGGAGGATTCCCCGACTTGCAATGAATTACGAATCCCTTATCTCTTAATATCTGATGGTCTGACTTTGTTGAAGATGTTTTTCTTGCAGTCCCTGTTGCATCGGGATAACAATTCCTTAGATTTGGGTGCTTTGCCCTCAACCAATCAGCCATTTCAAACGTGTTGGAATTTGACTTCCTGAATTTATCAAAGAAATGAATATGTCCATTTAAATCTACTCCGATATTTGCACTCATATAATCGACGTTAAAATCACACGAAACGAATAACTGACCATTCTCTAATAACTCTTTAACATCACGTTTAACAACGTGTTTCTCTCTGTCGAATGGTTTGCACGCTCTCCCAGCAGTAAGGTTGACAAACTTCCCATATACATAAGCATCAATTTCTTCCGGAGTATAACTTGCTAATAGATTGTCCTTATATTCTTGTGGTAAATGTGGGTTATCTAATGTCGAAGCTACAACATAACCAATATCAATCTTTTGGTCGTTGATTAACTCATACCCCCAGTTCAGTTCTTCTGCTGTTCCGGTGAGGAATCCTTCATGGATCGTAGCTTCCGGGTGTCGGGTTCTGGCAATCATCTGTTTGAATACTTCTCTTTTTTGCACAAACGGCTCATCAATCCCAAACCATGCCAAGTTTGCACCTTTGAGGCTGTCCGGTTTTTCACCCGATCCAATCCAGATGTGTCCATTCCAGTTCTTAATGTGGAATCTGTGCTTTGTTTCGTGGTATGTGTAATCAAGTCCCGACCTGCTCATTACTTCCTTCAATGACATTACAATCGTCTTTTCTGCCATCGGGTAAGAAGGTGAAACGTATTGACCCGGAATCCCTGAATTTACATGGGATAGAAATATCGACCTCATCGCTCCGATGTGAGTTTTTCCACTTCCGTAGCCACCCACCAGAAGTTTGTAAAAGTTCGGCATATCCCACCACTTTAGCTGTGCCGGAAGGAATGACTCTTTCTTTATTTTGAATATCACTCAATTATTAATTCGTCTTTTATCTCTTGAGTTTGAACACGTTCTAATGCTTTGCCTTCGGTTCTGTCAATAATTCTGTCGAAGGCATTAAAAAAATCTTTAACTTGACCTGTTTTTGCTATTGCGATCATTCTCTCGGCTATTGCTTCCCTTACGGTTCTGTCGTCTTGCGGAGCATCTAATAGCTCGTTGAATATGTCAGATATGGCGTTTTTTCTGCCGTTTGGATTACCTGATTCACCGGGTTTGAACTGTCTTAATGGGTTTCCAGAACTAATAAATCTACCTTTATCGTCCCTCCTGCAGCCCTCCTGTTCCTCTTTTATTTCTTCGGCAACCATGTTTGATTTTTCCTGTCCGTATATATCTAATTTATCCGTCATTTTCCACCACCGCTATTACAACGGCTCTGCTTACTTTATCAAATAATTCTTTTACTTTGTCGGAGTCAATCTCATATACGTCAAACTCAAGCCTCCAATTTCCTGTTGACTTGAGATTCTTGATTCCTACAAGTTCGGCGTTCAATACCGCTCCCTCATTTTTTGTAATCGTTTTGATAAAAACCCTCTCCTTTTAACACGAATGTTCCGCATGAGATTATCTTCTTGCCCTTTTTCTTACATTTAGGGCAGATCGGAGGTGGTTCACGGAATCCCGGATACCACTTTTCCCAACGGTGATTGTTTTTGCATTTGTAGTTTTGTGTCATACCGGTACGACAATATCGTTTCTTATGCCGGACTTATAAAGAGCTAAGTTTTCTCCGGTGTGAGGTGATACACCCCTCTATAAAAGGGAATGGTCTTACAAAATAGGTCTTAAAATGGCGTTATTTTCTTATAAAATATTGATATAAAGGGATTTGGCTTTCTTACAAATTACTTACTTTTTCGAT